CCTTAGTCAACAACTTGCTATCACTCTCTTTAGCCACCAATTCTTTAGCGATCTTAAGCAAAGATGCACTACCTTCTTTACCCTGAAGGCCTGATAAGCCGCCAATTGCTTCCATCGGTGCAATACCAGCAATTCTATGTTCTTTCATTATATCTTTAAGTTTCATCTTAGTTTCCCATTAAAATATTTGTAACAGCTGCTTCTACTTTTGACCATTTACTATAAATCATTCTACTACCTTTTGATTCAGTAACAGGATGCAAAAAAGCCCCATGTGTTGATGGATTAGAAACAAAGTCAAATGCTATTAACTCAAAATCATTTTGAACTTCTTCACCCTTTGATTCTGATTTTATTGAACCAAGTCCCCGAGAACTAATTCCCAGTTTAATACCACCTCTAAATAATTCTTTTAATATATTGCCAGCAGGTGTACTTAATACCTCTACAGTTCCCATAAGATCATTTCCATCCCAATGCATCTCTAAAATATTGTGAGAAACATTCTGTAAATTGACAACAGAGCTATCAGGATGGTCTAACTCACCCATTGCTCTACGTTCTTTAATAAATTCATTGGCATATTTTTTAGCCTCTCTAACTAAAATTTCTTTTGGATACACTCGACCATTTTGATTTTTTGCTTCTGCTCTTTGTAATACACCCTTAACAACAACTTTACCATCATTTTTACTCATTGACTCAATTATTTGAGTAGGAGTAATGTTAAAAGGTATCACATCTACTAAAAGTTTTTTATCCATTATACTAAATCCTTTATTCGTGTTGATAATCGAAGTAATTTTTCTGATATTCTATTAAGTGCAATCTTCGTCCGTTTCATATAGCTTTCAGATTCAAATTTCATTTCATTCTTTAATTTTACATTGTACTTTACAGATCTTTCAATCATTGTAATACTATCCCTAATATTCATCATAGATTTAGCAAGCTTCTGCTTCGTGGTGATTGACTCATCATTTCTATAATCCCAGTAAGTACTCTCAGATATTTTTTTTACTACAGACATTCCAGCACTTAATTTAAGTTCTTCATCTTCCTTCTCATCACTACGAAATGCATTAGGTGACATAAAAGACCCACCAACACTTGCTGTTGTATTCGCCTCTTCGAGCTCTTTACGGATCAATTCTCTAAGTTGCATCATTGCCTTATTACTTAACTGCACTTCTAATATCCTCTAAAAGCTGATAAAATCTCATTACTCTCAAAACGTGTTGTGTACGATTTATACCAATTGTATTATAATTTTTGTCGATAATATTAATACATTCTTTAATTTTTATACTGACCACTTTATCGTCAATTTCCGGAAGCAACTTTTTAAGTTCATAAATAATATTTTTATATTTTAACTGAATAAATTCTTTTAATCCGTTTGTATTTGAAACATTATTAATATATTCTCTAAGAACTCCTTTTTGATCTTTAGAAAGTGATTTATATTTTTTATTGAACTTTTCTACTAAGAATCTATATGTTAATGCTCGTAAATCTTTGTTTTCATTTCTTAAAATAGACAAAGTATTTTTCGATTTTTTAACATCCTTTTTGACCATGTGCTCAACAATAGTATAGTAACTTCTTGTCAAAGCAGCAGGATCTTCAGTATTCTCTAAAAATATATTCTGTATAGATGCTAGTAATTTATAATTGTGAATTTTAGACTTGAAGAAGTCTTTAATTTCAAAGTTTTCTTTTATTGACTTAATAAGATTGTACTTTTCAACATTAAGATATTTTATGTCAATAGCCCGTTCATAAACAGATTTTGTAACTTTGATAAGATGCTCTGCTTTTTTGTCATCCTTAAAGTTTGACTCTAAAATAACATTATACAATTGATTTTCCTTGAAAAGCTGTGTCTTCTTATTAAAAGCTTTCTTTAGCAAATTAATTGCAATAGAGTCTGTTTTATTATTCAATATGTCAGCTGTTATCTGCCTTGTTAAAAGCTCAAACAGCAAACCTGTATTTTTAAATTTAGAATGTTTCATAAAAATATGTCTCAATGCCCATAGATAAGTTTTCCATCTATAAATATTTTAAAAATTAATTTTTGTTATCTTTTCCATTGAGATCTTTCTCTACTTTCTCAACTTCATTAATTAATTCTCTTTCCTTATTACTAAACTTTTTCTTTAAGCTGTCATAGTGTGCAAGATGCAGAGGACTCTTTCGAAAGTCATGCGAAATTGGATTTTTGCTACGTTTCTTTGAGTGAGCATAATCATACTTACCTAATACATCTCTAACACCGTAAGTATCTCTATCTTCAACATCTCTACTAAATTCTTCTTCTTCATCCTCAGTCTGTGTATCCTCAGAAGTCTCCTGTGATGACATTTGTCCTTCTTGAGAAGGTTGAGCAGGATCATGACCTTCATTTTCAATCGATGATAACCTGAATGCTTTCTTTTTATCTTCTACGACCTCCTCATTAACATCTTTAACCTGATCATGTGAGAAATTAAATATATTGTCGTATATCCATTGTTCTGATACCAATGATTCTGTCCTCATGTCTCTTGCTAAATTCTGTTTCTTCTCCCACAACTCCAATCGTTCTTGTTCATAAATAGTAGACGGATTAGTCAATTCTAAATCAAAATCTACCAATGCTGAATCTGTATAGCCTTGTGAGTATAGATGTGCTACAGCGATTTTAGTAAGTTCGCTTACAACAATTCTCTGTATTCGTTCTATTGTTCTTGCAAACCTAACATCCTCTGCAGCAAGCGTTGCTTTACTTCCAACTGCTTCTTCATATCCAAGAAATGCTTTTGGGACCTTAAGAGCAGCAAGAAGTTTGTTTCTTAAATATTCAATATCATCAACAGCTTCGTATGTAAGGCCTGCTAAATTGTCAATACCTGTACCACTATCCCCACCACGAACTGGTAGATAAAAATCCTCAGTAAGATTTTGCATATTATATTTTAAATTATAATCACCAGTAGTTTCATCAATAACAGGAGCCTTTTTCATCTTATCAATAATTCGCTTCATATACGTATCAACTTCTGATGGTGGAAGGTTGCCTATATCAATCTTAAAAACTCTCTTTTCTGGTGCTCTCATTATACGATGTATCAACATAGCATCTTCCATAAGAGATAATTGCTTCCAAACTTTACGAGCACCTTCTATCATAGACTTTCCATAAGGCAAATAATTTGAATCTGATAAGAGTCTGAAGTGTGCAATTTCAAAATTCTCAAACTCTTTCTTAGTAGCTATTGTCACTACTGTACGAGGATCGGCTTGATCTAATACAAACTTAATTTCGTGAGGATTGTCAGGATTCTCACCCTCAACTCTTGAAATATCATAGGGCGACAGAGGCTCCACATTAACAATACCATAGTTTTCAGCTATGTCTAGAAATAAATAAAAATCTCCATACTTACACATATTACGAACCCATGGCCATAAATTAAATTCTATGTTTAATATATCATAAAAAAGATTATGTAATATTTCCCTAATTTGTTCATTTTCTGTCTTTATCTCTAAAACATTACCAAACTCTGACTTCATGGTTGACTCATCTGCATAGATATCCATCGCAGAAGAAAGAATTGAATCATCATCCATGGCTTCATAGTCTCTAAATAATGTTATCTTTAACATCTTAGCCATTTCACCGGCGTATTGATAACCTCCAGCACCGATACTCGATGAATAAAGTTTTTGATACCTATCCATTAAAGTTCTAGAACCAGCTTGAATTGAATCTGTGTCTACTATCTTAAGTTTTTTGCCACCAATATTCCTGACAATCACATTGGTTGAAAATAATCGTTTTATTCGATCAAAAAACGTGTCTTGTTGTGCCATTTCTTAGCCCCTTATTCTTTCCATAGCTTCACGCCTGTTGCATCAGACGAACCATCATACTTGGGAAGTGCTGTAAAATATTCATCATCTACAATATACACCTCTGCATATCGTGTTTTCGATCCTACAACTATAGCCACCCATTGGCCTTGACTTATATGATTTTTCAATGAGTCTGACCCTGACGCCCATACTGAATCATAATTTTCAACATACGCAACAGCAGATTTGCTCTTAAGCGTAAATGTTCCTGGAATTTTTATATTTTTACTTACTGTAGCCATTTTTAGCCCCTTATATTAACCATGTTATATCTTCTTTTTTGTTACCAACAGGCATTGTCCATCCATAATCTTCATCTGACGCCACTGTATAAACACCCTCGTTCCTGTCAATCTGTGACACTGTCTGTCTCAATAGTTCTAAATTTTCTGTATGTAATCTCAAAGCTGTTTCTCTTATCCAAATTAAAATTGAAAGACTCATAACAAGATCATCATTATATCCCGTTAAAGCCTCCGGTTTACCATTATTAAATATAAATACAAATAACTCCTCGACCAACCTTATTGAATTTATATTTAATTGACCATCTCTAATAAATGAAGACATCTTGTCTACAATCAAAGGCCTCGTTTTCGCAGATGTTGTAAATCCGGGAATCATATTCTTGTCTATACTTCTGTACTTGTTAACAAAATTTCGCTTTGCATCAACATATTGTATGTCTTTTTTCATCCAAAATAAATTATCGTAACCTCTATCAATAATTGATTGTAATACTGCCCATCCTACATTATTATTTTCAACTATAAGTAATGCATCATTATATTCAGTAGCTATAGATCTTAATATTGATGCATACCGACTTGTGCTTTCTTTTGATCTATACTCGACTACTTGTTCTAATGACTCTAAATCAAAAATGTGAAATGCTGAAAAATCTTCACCATCTCCTCGTGCTACATCTGCTCCTAATATGTATTTCCTTTCCTTTTCAGCATGCTTCCATATCCACAAATCATTGTTATATCTTTTTTCAATAGGATCAATACAATTATCCTGTAGTTTTTTGATTATTTCTCCTGAGATGACTGTCCTACCTGAGCTTACAAAATCACAATCACACTCTTGTGCTGCCATGTCTGGTCCTAATAGTTTATCTTGCTCAGCTCTCCAGTCTTGGCCACGATTTGGATGTACTGTCCAGTGTAATTTAATAAAATTAAATCCATTAATGCCCTGCTCAGCATCAACCCATGTTCTATGAAACCAATTTCCCATTCCGTTTGGAGTAGATAATACTACACAACGCCCGCCCGTTGCTAATGTCTGTTGAGACGCTGTCCATATATCCTCTATATTACTAATAAAAGCTGCCTCATCTATTATTAGTAATGATAATGCTTCAGATCTACTGGCTTCACCTGTAGAAGAAACTGCCTTTATTTGTGATCCATTTATATACCTCTGTTGAAGCTTGTTATTTTCAACACACTGTTGTTTTAACCATGCTGGAAGCCCTTTATGCATTACTCTAACTTTAGTAACTAAATTTTTAGCCACTTCCTGTTTTGTAGCAATAACAAGAATATTTTTATCACTATGAAATGTCATTAACCACAATGAATATCCAGCAGTTAATGTAGATATACCCAGCTGCCTGGCTTTTAATATTATGTTGTAATCGTGAAGTTTTAAATCAGCAATAGACCTTTCTTGAAAGTCATATAAGTCAAATTTTATTTTTCCGCGCTGTGGGTGTTGAATTACACAATATTCTCTCATAAAATACACAGGGTCCCTTGCACACTTTACATATTCAGTTTTAATTACACGTTTTATTTTACTATTTACCACTATTAAACTCAGTTATTGTTTTATTTATCGATTCTAAAGCTGCATTTAATTCCACTAAAGCTTCATCTGCTAACTTGTAAATCACACTGTCTCTTTCAAATGTCTCTATATGCACAAACCCAGTATCAACATTGACAGGTTCTACAAACTGTGTGTTACCTTCATCTTTCCATTCTTTTATTGACTGGATTTGATCTAAAATTATTGATCTCTTATTATCGAGGATCTTCTTGCTTTCCCACTTTTCAAACGTTCCCTTAACTCTCATTTTATGTTCTATTTCAATTTGGCAATCAAAGCAATGATTGTATAATCTCCACATTTTATCATCTAGACGTTTTTTCATTACCTTAGTACATTTCTTACAAAATAATGGCATACGAACTTTAGCCATTACATCTGTAAGTTTGCTCTTAATATCACCTTTCTTCTCTTTTATTGGTTTGTAGCCCACCATAATTCGTTTTTCTGGTTCTCTACCTGATATTAGGGCCTTTAGTACTTTGTCTTCATGATTCATAATTTATCTCGAAAATTTCATTAAACCTGTAATTTGATTAATCGGTGCAAAGTAACCCGTAAACTTGTACGTCTTTCCCTTATATTTAAAAACTAAACCCTCAGACGGTACTAAATTTGACAGATTACCCATTGCAGAAATTTTATCTAACTGTGCCTTTAATTTAGAAATTGAGGATGGGTCTTTCTTTCCTCGTATTTGTTTAGCCGCGGTGTCTAAATCTTTTCTCAATGCTTGTATAGTCCTACTAGGATTGGGAGCTAACCAATTGCTAGCGTTGCTCAATATCTCTGCCCCTACTTCAAAAAATAGTACTTCAAATGGACGCATATTATCTTTTAACATCTTGGCATGATCTAATTTTTCGGTAGCTTTAACCCAATCTACAAACTCTGGATGATCTTCTTTTAGCTTATTTATGTCCGTCATCTTGTACGACTTATCACTAAACGCCCATCTCTTCATCAATGAATATAATATATCATCAGTTATATTCATAAAATCAGTGGAATTTGCACCGTTTAAAATAAACTCTAACCAAAAATGTTGATGATAAATTGAAACCTCATCTGTGTCCTTCAGTTTATATATATTCTTAAGTTTATTCAAAATACCAAAATATTTTTGTCTCTTCTTAGAATAATCCTTTGCCTTAGCTATCTTAAGAATATTTGGCCCTTTAAACGCAAACTTTGTCTGTATACCTTTATTAATCTTATTGATGATGGTAGCTAATTTATTTCCGCCACTCCTCACTTCTCCACGTGGTTGCCAATTATCATTATACTTAAGAATGCCATGAAATACAATCTGTGCACCTCCATCATAGTCTATAACGTTCTTAGTATCAGGATAGATTATCTCTATATTAGCCCAATTTTTACCGTTGTCAAACAGTTCTTCTTGAGCTTCCTTACTAAATTTTTCTAGGCCCGTTTTTAAATCTTTCATTGAATACACAAAAGCATTCCTAACAGTCGGTATGTGATGTTTAAATTTATTCTTTACATCATCAAGAGTCATGCCGCCACGTTTAAGATCCCCCTTATTTCTAGCTGCCTTAGCTTCTCCGTCAATAACAGATACCATAATATTTTGACCGTCTAATTTTTCTGTGGTTGATTCTTCTTTATCTAATTTTCCTTGCAACCCCATTCCGATGATATTTTTTAAATCACCAAAAGTCAGGCCATAATCATCAAAAGGATGCGACATGTGCCCATAAGCTCCACCCATAAGTAATAACTCCTTTTGTTCAGTAAATGCATTAGGTTTTTTCACATACCTAAATGTTGTAACTTTTCTTCCATTAACGGTTGGCATGCCATGCTTGTCGATACCTATGTCTTTGACAACCATTTTTTTATTTTTAAATTTCCCAACCTTTATTGTATCACCAATCTCTACATCTAATTTAATTTCCTCTTTAAATGCAGAAGTAAACATATCAAATACTTTTTGATTAAAGTATCCAAACATCTTCTTAAAAAATTTTTCTTTTTTCTTAATATCAAACTTATCAGATCCAAGTAGCTTACGCATAGTAGTTCCACTTATTTCGCTACCTCCTACTCTTACTGAAATATGTGGTATTTTAAATGTGTATCCGTTTGATCCATATCCTTTTAATGAGTTTGCATTATATTTCTTAAAATACGATCCTCCAGATAATCTACCTTGATCCTTTGCACCAACTCCAAACACAACCGCTGTTGTATCTTCATCATACTTACTTAGCAAGCCCTTAGGTATATATGGCTGTCTCTCTTGAATTATAGCTGATCCGGGAATGCCCATTTTTTGCATATGCTTTTTCTTTGCTGAAAAATTCATTGGGTGTCGAGCACCAACTGACTTATTACTTGTAACTATAAAAACATCATCAAATTTTTTCTTTAGATATAAATAAGAAGCTTTGTGATGGGGACCAAATGGTTGAAATCTACCAGGATACACAGCTATAATTTTATTAACTTTGCGTTCTTCTTCATTATAAACTACTCTAATAACATTTTCATTTAACTTTGCACCCTCCTCTTTGTATTCAACAGAGGGTATTATGAGTACTTTGCTTTGTCTATTTGGACCAACCCCGAGCCATTTAATAATCGACCATCCCAAATCATCTGCAATCTTTGTCATCTCTTTCATGTAGCGTGCATCTGGATTCTTTACACCAACATTAACAGCTCCACCGTATGTAGCTGCCGATGCACGCGTTTTGTCAGAGTCAGTTAACATTTTTAATTCATAAAATGGATCACGTGCATCCTTATTTAATATATAGTTGATAACTGGCCAGCCAATAATCTGTTTGGCTTTGTAGTCTGTAACTCTTTCATAATCATCGAATCCTATGAAGAAATCATACAGTCCTTCATCAGATATACCGTTAGTTCTACTTGCCACTGTTCCTTCAAATAGGAATTTTTTCCAGTCTATGAATTTTCTTATCGTGCTCTTATCTAAAATAACACACTCTACCCCGTATGATAATTCATTTACAAAATGTTTATACCAACTATTAATCATTACCTCTACCTCAAAGTAGATTTAAATACTCTACAAATCACCAAATGGATCATTTTGACTAAGCTGTGCTGGATTAAATGTCCCAAACGTAGTCGATTTCTCTAAATTATGTGTACCAGCAGAATGTACCATTTTACTATCTATTTCAGTTGGTATTTTATTTGGTTCTGGAATATCTGAAAAGTTATTCATTCCTCCAACATCCTCTCTCGCAAACTTGTCAACAAACTGTTGAGATCCCATCTTAGTATCTGCAAGAGGTGAATCTTCAAATCTGCCAACAGGACTTCCTAGTGGTGTTACTTCCGGTGTTACTGAATCTGATAATGCCATTATTTTTCTCCTAAACTTCTAAACTTCTTCTAAACCATCCAAAGTAAAATTTTGCTAAGTCTGGTTTACGATCAATCAGATTTACATAATACTTTACCCTATATGCTCGGACTCTTTCTAATTCAACATTTTCTAATGCGCCAATAGTTTTTGGTCCCATGCCGCCATCAACTTTTAAATCTGCACCTTTAGCATTTGCAGTTTCTTGCATAATTTTAGTTGCGCGACCTCGTCCCATATTAACACACATATCAAAGTATACATGTCTAAGTTCATCAGGAAGATCTCCACAGTGATTTCTATCCCAATAGTCTCTTTTATAAATATCTTTTGCACCCTTTTTAGTAAGAGTTTTCATATCAACATCTGGATATGCTCGTTTAGATATTCCAAAATTAGTCTCGCCCCCGGGGTCCTTGGGATCATTTACATAACCACCCTCATGTTTAAGTACTACTTCTATTATTTCATTAAAAGTAACTTTCATTTTGTATCTCCTAAGATAAACTATTTAAATAAATCATCTATTAATTTATCATAAATATCAATAGATGTTTGATTATAAGGCGAAAAACGCGCTAACACCTTCTGGCACCTGTATCTGTACTTCTCAATATTATTATCATGAAATTTTATTGCCTGTATGAGTTGCTCTTCAGCTAAATCGAAATTCCAACTATCATAATAGTATCCCGCATCCTTGCACATGTATGCATTATGAATCAGAGGATACTCTAAGTAAAAGCAGTCTAAGTAAGAATAATTAAGTGGATTTGACCACTGGTGGCTGACAACAATATCTGTATAGTTAGGCAGAACGTCATAAATTGCCATCCAATCGTTTAAATATCTCTTAATAGAATCTGATTTCCAGAGGTTTAGAGCAACTAAAAAATCATTGATGTGAGTATTGTCAGAAATACTCCTTAAATTATTAATTGAAATTTGTCCTATTAACTCAGGAAATTTCCTAAAAACAGACTCCACAATCAGTGTGGGATAAATAAAATTCTTTAGCCACTCTCTATTTACCTCTATCACAGAAATTCTCTTAGGATTACCAGTTGGCTTATACATTGCATCATCTTTTGATACTCCACTTGATGCTAACCCATCATCTATAAATTTAGGATCATAAATGAAAGGTATAGAGATAGGATTTGTACGTTGTAAGATCCTATAAAAATAATTTGACTTCTCATAATTTTGTGGTATGCACCATATAGCACTATAATTACTTGAGATACTTCTGCCAGGTTTGCCAACACCTTCCTTATTTTTTATTAATCCCTCTAAAATAAAATACTGATAGCGTGCTCCACAATTATAATACACTACTTTTGTATTTTTCTTTTGAGTTAATACTTCTACTTCATTATCAACAATTTCTCCACCCATGATTATAAGAACATCTAAATCCCAGCTATTCCATATATCATAGTAACTCACTATAGGATAATCATATAAATTAAAGAGAAACTTTTTATCAGTTATAAATGGCTCTTTAGGCATTCGTATTGAATCACCTGTAGTAGAATAATAGCCTGTGCCTTCTAAAATTGCAGTGTTGACTAATATCACCTCATAATTATTATCACTCTGCTTTAATAATGTAGCTAAATTTACAGCATTTTGTAATATTCCTGTAACATAGGCACTAGAATTTAAATTATTCTCACAAAACGTAATGCCTATCTTTATATCCCTCATTAAAACCTCTTATTAATATAAATATATATTTAGTTTGTCAAAATCATACATAGATTAAACATTATATAAACCTCTATGGACATTAAAATTCTGATTTATTTGATCGGTAGTCAATAAATGTCCTCTATACACCCAAATTGGCCCAATGTATCCTTCAAAGTCACCGGAAATTGAACTACCTCCCGAGGGATTATAACCGCCAAATGCAAATGGATTAGCATTATCAATATTAATACCAGAGGAAACTGATAAATCTGTAGCTACTAATGCTCCATTTCTATAAAATTTTACATTTGCAGATCTATCAACTACAAGTGCTAAATTATTCCAGGTGGAATCCCATGGGAATCCAGTAGATTCAGCAAAATTAAATCCATTATATCCGCAATGCATATACAATTTACTCGCACTATCATCCCACCACACTCCATAACCTGAATATGGGATATAACCTTTTTGAAACAACCACCAATCACCACTGCCAAGATTACGATACCACATTTGTATTGAAAAATCTGTCGTTGTACCAAAATCAAAATCAGAATCATCTGCCCTCCACCCAAAATCATTAGTACCATCTAAATATAAATGACCATTTGATCTTCCAGCATCATTTGCTAATGTAAAATCATTATTATTCCCACTCAAATCATACAAAGTAGAAGTTCCCGTATCACCTTGACACTCAAACCGATACGGATCTAAATAAAGTTTTAAATTTGAATCTCTATAGATTTCATCTCCACCAATATTTCTACCAGTTGTTCCTGTTGCTCCAATATTAATAGGCATTATACTCCGAAGCCTCCTCTATCTGCATTGAAATTATAAAGTACTTCATCATGACTTAAAGTTTTATTATAAACTCTCACTATTGATATTATTCCATCAAAATATCGCATACTTGACCCGGAACCGCCAGTAGCATTCTTATGACCTATATAAAATGTTTCTGTAGTACTTACTGTACCTGGATCTGATGTATTAGCTGTTTGAGCAACTCCATTTACATAAAGTAAAGTATTATGTGTATTAGCATAAGTCCCTACTAGATGATACCAAATACTTGTACTTAATACTCCTGAAGCTGAAGATCTGGAAGAGGATCCTCTAACTGTAAAATTTACTGTTCCATTAGTTGATCTACCAAGACCAAAAGAGTTGCCCTGATATCCTTGTGTAACAATACCACCAAGCTCATTATTTGATCCTAATTGAATCCATGCCTCTATTGAAAAGTTAGAATCATCAGTAAGTGTCAAAAAAGTTCCACTAAAATAATCATCAGTTCCATCAAAATCCCAATAATAATTAACATGATCTCCTGAAATTCCATTTTGGAGAGACATGTCTACATTATTACCACTAATATCATACCATGTAGTATCATTCCCTGTAGCTGAGTTACGATCTCTCGCATCATAATAACGATACAAATAATCACGGATACAATTATATCCACCTATGATACTTCCTTCTTCGCTGGCTGTTCCTACTTTAACTGGCATCTCAACTCAACCCAAATCTTGCGCCGTCACAATAATAATTATATTTTACTTCGGATGCAATCAATGCTCGATTATAAATTTGTGTAATTGCAATACTAGCATCAGCCATATTATTATCATCACTTCTTGCTCCTATATTAACATTTTCAGTTGATGTTGTATTCTGAGTCGTCAAAGTGTTGTAAACAGTATTATGTCCTTCTACGCCATTTACATAAAGTGTTCCAACATGATTTGGAGCTGAATATGTATGTGTTGCCACTACATAATACCATGTATCTATTGAAAGCGTAGCATTTGAATCTATGCGCCATCGATTACCAGTGGTATTTATTAATGAAAACATTATGTCATTACCAGTACCACTATAATGTATATACCAACCGTTGTAAGGATACGATGCCTTTGCCTTAGATATTAACATTGAGTTATCATCCGCTGTTAGTTTAAACCATACACAGACACTAAAATTGTCATTATAAACAAAGTTATAAGCAGATATATCTCCTATATTTATATAATCGTTACTTCCATCGAATGTTACAAACCGTATGCCCGGATTAAACCCACTACTAATTGTTCCAGCAAAATTAACTGCAGCTCCTCCATAATTTCTTCCAGACAAATCGTTGATAGTAGTAGAAACTCCACCAACATAACAATTTTCATTTGCAAAATCAAAATAATGAATTAAATTAGATTTAACTATTTCTGAACCACCTATAGCAGCGCCACTTGATATGATAGGCATTCTTATTCCTCCATATCATGATACCACTCACTTCCTGTAAGTAGATTTCTTATCTCAGTATGTGTATATTCGCTAGTTCTTGTTGTAAGATCACTTACTGATGATGGCATATCAGTTTCATACTTTACAAATGTTTTAGAGCCACTCAAATTTAACCTAAGTGTTTCCACACTTGTTTCTAATACTTGCGAAAAATCAATTGAACCAGTTTCACTTGTACTAAATATTACCCATTTTCTATTTTCAAAACTCATTTTATTCCTCCTCTGGAATTAAAGCAATTCTATATTTCTTACCACTTAAATTATTAATTACAAATAAATTATCTTCACCCTCTTGCAAAGTCCAATCTCCTTTTGTTCCATCTACTTTATTACCTTCTTCTGCGTCCAGATTAGATAACTGTAAGTCAGTGGTGTATACATTTTTCCATCTTAAAGCTGTTGAACCTAAATTATAAGCAGCAGAAGCATATGGCACAAAGTGAGTCTGTATAGTTGAAGTCGCAGTGATTTCATTAATATCTAATAAATATTGGGTCGGACCACCAAATTCTGCGCCACCCCATTGTCCGGAAGGGCTAGCCTCTATATTTATACATCCCTGCTTACCAACGATAAATCTTGTACCAGAGAAAAATCCTGAAATGGCTTTATCTGCGTCTATTGCATTATGTATATAAGTTGTACCATCTGAGGCTAGCGATTGAGTTGTGGCTGCCCCGTGTATAGCAACTATATAACAATCGTCACTTGCATTTTGAGTAGATACACTATGCACTACTGAACGAATTCCTATGCCCACTCTCGAAGTAGGGTCACCGCCATAATCCATATTGATCCTGTCATACTGAGTCATGACGTTCATACTTGCATAATTCGTCATACCTGCCCAAACATCTTCCTTAGTATGTAGATACAGATTAGTGGGGCCCGGATGGGCGAATGCTGTCATCCCAGGGTTAGCCAGACCCACATTACTTCCTTCGTATGCTAATTTGGGTCTGTTGAAGATATGGAAAACACCTTTGGGTTGATACCCATAATTGGTTGGTTGATCTACATACCACCTGTTGATATGTTCACGACCAAACCAAATTCCCCCATAATCTGTATTACTGTCTACACCCAGTGAACTGGAGAAAACCAGGAGGCTGTTATGCATTAACATTCCTGGTCTTGTACCAAAACCGATATCATCTTCAGCAACCTTCAATCTTGTTAATCCACCTCTTTTTATTTCAAGGTATCCTTTAGTAGTGTTTTCAATTCCAATTTTGACAGAATTATCAGCATCACCCACTCGAATGTACTTATATTGTTGATTCAATGTAATATTATTACCAGATAATGCATATTGTCCAATAGTCCAACCTCCAATGGTGCCAGAGCCTGCTGCATGCAGTGTAGCTGCACTAAGCGTCGTCCCTGGATTACCAAGAATAGCCGGGATATGTGAGTTTGCCATAGAAGTTGCTTGATTTGCATTAGAAGTTGCTACATTTGCTACAGAAGTTGCCTGGTTTGCGTTAGAAGTTGCAATATTTGCAACTGATGATGCTGTATCTGTAAAATCTTGTTCAGCATTCACTGCGTGGCTACCAGCTGAAGTCGCAAAATTACCAGCAGAGATTGCTTTGTTCGCAGCGGAAGTTGCAAAGTTTCCAGCAGAGGTTGCTTTGTCTGAAGCTGTATTTGCATGCCCTAAAGCTGCTGTCTTTGAAGCATCAGCATTAAAGTGGGCTGTTGAAGCTGCTGAGTTTGCTGTTGCAGCTGAAGTTGCAAAGTTTCCAGCAGAGGTTGCCTTATTCGTAGCTGTGATCGCATGTCCTCCGGCTGTTGTTGCACTACCTGCTGCATTAAAATGTGCTGTTGAAGCTGCTGAATTTGCTGTTGCAGCTGAAGTCGCAAAGTTACCAGCAGAAATTGCTTTGTTTGCAGCAGAAGTCGCAAAGTTACCAGCAGAAATTGCTTTGTTCGCAGCGGAAGTCGCAAAATTACCAGCAGAAGTTGCTTTGTCGCCAGAATTAGTAGCGTGACTACCAGCTGTTGTTGCATTAGCATCAGCATTGAAGTGTGCTGTCGAAGCTGCTGTCTGTGCTATTACAGCTGCATTTTTTGATGCTACAGCTGTTCCTGCATCATCATCAGCATTAGTTGCATGGCTGCCAGCAGAAGTCGCAAAATTACCAGCAGAGATTGCTTTGTTTGCAGCGGAAGTCGCAAAATTACCAGCAGAGGTTGCTTTGTCTGAAGCTGTATTTGCATGTCCTAAAGCTGCTGTCTTTGAAGCATCAGCATTAAAATGTGCCGTTGAAGCTGCTGAATTTGCTGTTGCAGCTGAAGTCGCAAAATTACCAGCAGAAATTGCTTTGTTCGCAGCAGAGGTTGCTTTGTCAGCAGCAGATTGTGCAAAGTTGCTAGCGGAAGTTGCTTTGTTCGCAGCGGAAGTTGCAGAGTTTCCAGCGGAAGTTGCTTTGTCTGAAGCTGTATTTGCATGTCCTAAAGCTGCTGTCTTTGAAGCATCAGCATTAAAATGTGCTGTCGACGCTGCTGTCTGTGCTACTACAGATGCATTTTTTGCCACTACTGACAAATCTTTTGCTTCTTCTGCATTGCTTAATGCTATTGATGCTCCGGAATACGCACCTGAAGCTAAGACCTGTGCTAGTGATGCTCCTGTTTGCGCTATTACAGCTGCATTTTTTGCATCTACAGAATCTTCTTTTGCATCTACAGATGCATCTTTTGCAATTACAGACAAATCTTTCGCTGCTCCTGCTGCTACTTCATTAGCATTAGCATTAAAGTGTGCTGTCGAAGCTGCTGTCGCAGAACCTCCTGCTGCTACTTCATTAGCATTAGCATTAAAGTGTGCTGTTGAGGCCGCTGAATTTGCTACTGCAGCTGAAGTTGCAAAGTTTGCAGAAGAGGTTGCTTTGTCAGCAGCAGAAGTTGCAAAGTTTGCAGCAGAGGTTGCTTTGTCAGCAGCAGAAGTTGCAAAGTTTGCAGCAGAGGTTGCTTTGGCTGTAGCTACTCCTGCGTCTGCTGTTGCATTTGTGGAATGGCTGCCAGCAGTTGATGCCGCCCCTGAAGCTAATAATTGTGATGCTGCAGCTGATTGTGCTTGTGAAGCAGCAGTCGATGCTGCTCCCGAGGCTGCTAATTGTGCTGTCTCTGAACCTAGCTGTGCTGTAACTGAATCATTCTTTGCTAATGAAGCTCCTGATGCTGCTCCTGATGCAAGTACTTGAGCTGTATCCGCTCCAGTCTTTGCTATTGATGCTCCTGATGCTGCACCTGATGCAAGCACCTGAGCTATTGATGCAGCAGTTTGAGCTATTGATGCACCTGATTGCGCACCCGATGCGAGTACCTGTGCTAACGATGAAGCTGTTTGAGATATTGATGCTCCTGATGCTGCTCCCGAAGCTGCCAGCTGAGCTGTCTCTGACCCTAATTGTGCTGTAACTGAATCATTCTTTGCTAATGAGGCACCTGATGCTGCACCTGATGCAAGTACCTGAGCCGTATCTGCTCCTGTCTTTGCTATTGATGCTCCAGAGGCTGCTCCCGATGCTAATAATTGTGATGTGTCTGCCCCAGCTTTTGCTATTGATGCTCCTGATGCTGCACCTGATGCAAGTACCTGAGCCGTATCTGCTCCTGTCTTTGATATCGAAGCTCCTGATGCTGCCCCAGAAGCTAATAATTGTGATGTGTCTGCACCTGCCTTTGCTATTGAAGCACCCGAAGCTGCACCTGAGGCTGCTAACTGAGCTGTCTCTGACCCTAATTGTGCTGTAACTGAATCATTCT